TACATATTTACCAGCAGATAAGTTATAATATAATTTGCTGCTATTGAAACTATCAACCCTTAAAATTTCACTTCTTAGATTAATATCATTGCTACCAACAACTTCAACATATGCAATCATTACATTAGGATGAACTGCCATGTATGAAATAATTTCAGGATTTTGAATAATAATATTATTAGTTCCACCTGTTGAATTTGCGGGGTCAAGAATATAATCAGCAGTGAATTGACTTGTGCCTTTTGTAAGCGCAATACCATTGATTGTTAATTGTACATCTCCACGTGGGTAACTTGGTAATGGAACATTCACCCCTAATCCTGTGGGTAACATTGCTGGTGAAACTCTTGCTACCACATATTGAACAGTAATTCCACTTAACGGTGAAGTACCACCACTATATATAAATGTTGCTTGAATAACATCTCTACGATTTCCAGAATTTACTGCATAATTACTATTATTTAGATAAATTACATTTCCAACAATATAATAATCAATTTCATTAGTATCTGGATTTATTGGAAAAGGACGTGTGGGAGTACCATCATACACATCTCTGGTAGTTAACAAAATACCATTATAACGAACTTCCAATATTGGTTGACCTGAACCATCCTTACCTTGAATATTGGCTGGGTCATATTGAATAGGAAGTGGAAAACTGGTTTGTGGCGTACCTGTAGGATAATCCAAAGATATGTTAACAAATGAATACGGCATTGTAAATCCGCTTGAATTTGCTGCAAAATCTGTTTGTATATAATTCCACACATCATATTCAATACCACGTGAAGTGTCGAGAGCAACATCAACTTCTTTTGTGTTTAAAACAAGTTTACTATCACCTTGATAATATTGTGGTGTGGTGTCATCTATTCTCATAGTAGCACCAGTTTGAATCCATGATTTTTTATTATCAACAACTGGTGTTAAATTAAATCCAGCCATACGGAAGTTATTCATATATGCCTGACCATTATCGGTATCACCAGAAATTTGAAAATAAAAATTATTGCTTTCAATTGGTGCTACTGGATAACCATTAGAATCATATGGCAATGAAGCAGAAGGGAAATCAATTAAAGTTAATCCAACTGTATTTGGATTAATCTTACCGTCAACCGTATATACATATTCTGTGATATTAACAAATGGTTCTGGAATACCAATTAATAAAAACATTGATTTTATTGCCTCACGAGTGCCTTTTGATTTCCAAAAATAACTTGTGTTAATTAAAATTCTTCTCCAGAGTTCAATATCAATCTCTGCTGGCATTAAATCAGTATTAAGATTTCTTTCTTCACTACTAATAGTTAAGAAACTCTCAACTAATTCATTTTCATTTACTAATGAGAAATAATTCCAACCGAATACTCTGGCAAGATTTCTAACCAATTGGTCAGGAATGTTGTTTAACTTATCATATGTAACTCGATTTATATTAACCAATGAATCAATGAATTGTCTTAATTCATCAAATTCTCTACCATATAGTCTTAATAATTTGGTCATTTTACCTTCTTCGGTAAGGTCATATGTTTTAATTGAAAGTGGAGTTAAAAATCTGGCAATTAAGTCGGTTTTTATTGAATCATATTTACTACCAATTGTTAATAAAGTTTCTAATAAAGTACGATATTTTGTACCGCTAATATCTAAATTATACCCATCAGTTGTGCTCCAAAGTATATTAGAATCTGAATAAGCGATATTACCATTATCGAGAAGTGTTGGGTCTTTCATCATAAATTTAAACCCATTAGTACCATCTCTTTCTGATAAGATATATTTTTCATAATCACTTACTAATGCCCTAAATTCTTCAAAAACATAACTATTTGGTTTAATATGAAAATCAATATTGCCAATTATGCCTACACCAATATTTGGAAATGGATTGCCTGAAACCCTAAATCTCAAATATTTAGCACCTGAACTATATCCAGTAAATCCGATTATTGTATGTGAATTTCCTGTTGGATTTTGTGCTGACCATATAATATATTTATCATACGATAAATTCAAATTTTTCAATTCATTATTATCTGGCATGCTTAAATTTCCAGCATTACAAACAATTCCAAAATTGTTTACAGTGGATGCTGTTGGTACTATAAATTCAGAAACATTAGTGGCTGAATTATAACTAAATCCACTAAATGTGATATTACCACCAGCAACGGTTCGAGAATATGCGAATATACTTGCAGGATAAAGTAAAATAATCTCTTGAATTGTTGTTCTTAAAAACTCATAAGCAGAACCAAATCTAACAAAGGTGTTTAAATCAGATTTATCTAAATTCAATACCGCTTCTGTTGTGGTTTTTAAAACAATTGAAGACTGAACATCAGTAAGACCCATCGTTTCCAAAGTAACTGGACGAACGAATGAACTTAAACTATTTGAGTAATTAACAGGTGTTCTTCCCTCAAAATTTGATGTGACAACAAACCTGCCAAACGAAAATATTGTTTGAGATGCAGTATTATTGAAAAATGTTCCATTTAAATTTGAATCGAGTGTTCCGTACAATCGTATCTGGTCAACATCGACTATTGATTTTACTTTTGCCACAAGTTTTATATTTTACTATAAATACGGTAAAATAAAAAATCCCAATTCATTGAATTAGGATTTTTACTTAAACTCTTATTTCTTTTTAGGTTTGGGAAACCTGCCACCTGTTATTACAAATAAAATTAATTTAATTGCTTCCAATATAAGAAATCCTACAAATATTGCAAACAGTGCATATACTGGAATAAAATTGGGGTTTATATCTCTTAAAAAGTTCACTTGCCATTGTATTTTATTATCACAAAGTTGTTACATCATTAAAATTTTGTGTTTCATCAATTGTTGTTCTCTTTTCTTTCACTTCAAATAGTGGAACATTTGTGGTTTCTTCTTTAATTTCATATAAATTAAATTGTTTTGTAATTACCCTATCTTTATCATAGTAAGTTAAAATACCCTTCTGAATATCTTTAACCTGTTCACCAGCAACTATATTAGCAATAGTATCTAAAGTATTTTCAACTAATTCAACTTCCAATGCCAATGGTGTAAAATACGTGTTTGATATCAGAATCGTATCTCCCGGGTTGCCAATATACGGTAACACATTAGGTTTAACATCTGATGAACTGCTTGGAGTAAGTTGTAAAAACATTAATGTTCCAGCATCATCAAAACGATATCTTATTGCTTTTTGTGAGGTGTTTCCAATATTTTCACTAACGGGAACTGCTTTATTTGCAGTAACAACATAACGAACAACATTTCTTCGTTTAGTGCCATCGGTCATTAAATATTCAATTCGATAACCCTGTAAAGCATTATTTGCTTTCATGCCTTCAGGTAAATCATTTAAATTTAAAACAATTCCTTTAACACTTGGAAGTGCTGAAAGCACGCTACAATCAATAATGGTAGCCATTGTAACTTTAGGCTTAATATATATTGTGTATATCCCTAATGCTCCAAATATTGTTGCAGGAAGTCTCAAGTTATACAAACCCTCTAATAAATTTTGACCTGTCTGTGGTGTTGTATAAGTAACATAATTTTCATCATCAGTTGGCAAGGTAGAATATTCCAATAACTCGGTGGCATCCAATTTAAATATTGTATTATTACCATCTTGTCTATCTTTCGCATAATTATAATACATATCAATATCATTGATACTGACATCTGCGGGTCTTGTTATTCCATATGTTCCTACTGCCATATTGTTATTTATTATTAATTATATTAAAATATTTACCACCTGCATATGTTTCCAATTCTACTAACTTTTTTATATTTTCCAGTCTATAATTGTTTTCAAATGCAGATAATTCTTGTCTTATTATAAATACATCATCATCTATTTTTGGGTTACTTATAATATTTTCTTTTTTAGGGTCTTTATATATTGGCACATTGACAAAACTTGGACTCGTTATGCCCAATGTGGTGAAACTAAATACAGTAATTGTTGATGTTCCGCTTATTATGTCAGTATATCGTATTCCCCCAAGATAATACACAACCTTTACATTTGGAATTGAATTAGCATAATCAACACCATCGTTAGTTGTGTTTCCACCACCAATATATTGGTCTGCAAACACTGATGTTATTACATATTTTTTTAACTCACTCAACCTGCTCGTACTGCCACCTGTAACAACATATGGTGTATATGTATAACCAGAATAATCTTCATCATTTGTTGTACCTGAAGTAACTCCTGATGAT